ATGAAGCCTGTACTAGGCTTAAAAAGAATAAGAATATGGGAGCAAGTTTTAGTCGAGGACTAAGCGAAAATTTATTTTTTAATCAGAGTCAAGAAGAATTCAATAAAGCTATTTCAAAAAATATTAAAATGATTTACGAAGCTAGTTCATCATAGTGTAACATTTATATCACACTTTTATCTAATATTTAAAAAATGCATCTTCGGGTGCATTTTTTTGTTTACAATTCATCAAAACTAGTTTATAAAGAATATATCAAAAGGAGATATGCTATGAAAAGAGATAATCGTACCCAGACTTTCACCGGTTACACTGCAGAAAAAATTGTTGAAACCTTTGCTAGAGGTTATGTTGATACATTTAACCAAACATTTTTCTGGAGCTCAAACGATCGTGTTCCTTTTGAAGATATGCTAACTGATTTCTTTGAAGCTGGTCTTATTTCTGATGAAGTACTTCATACTTCAAATGGTTATCGTAAAGCTCAAGTTTCAAGCTTTCTTGATGACTATAAAATTGCTCAAGCAAATCGTTCACCAGAACAAATTGCTGAAGAGCAAATGATGGCTCGGGATGCACTTGGTAATCAACCAATTGCAAATGTTATCACTGGAGAAATCTTCTAATGAAATCCTTCTTTATAAATCTTACATCAGCCATATTGAATATGGCTTTTGTATTCTCAATCTTAACCTTAATTTTTGGATAAAAATATGAACATCGCAACTCTTCGTTACACTCGCAATCTTGATGGTTTTTTTGAAACTGTTGAAACATCTCGCCATGGTGTTACTGAATTTCAAGCACTTGACTTCATCTATAGCTTACTCAACAGCATGGTTGAAACTGGCGAAATAACAATTAAAAATGTTGTCTTTATCAAAACACAAGAATTTAAAGGATTTGATGAATGCCAGTAATGTTTATATATTCAGCAGTTGTTGCTATTGCTGGCTTAGTTTTAATTACTACTGGTGCTCCAGCAGTGGGTTTGGGATTTATTATTATTGGTGTTGGTTGGAGTGTCGCAGCAATGATAAATGATATAAGGAATGACAAATGAAACGCACTGACGCATATATTGGTACATTTACTAATGATTCAAAAGATTCTGCGCGAATCAAAGACCTTCGTAAATTTGTAAAATACATGAATAAGATGCTTAAGCAAGAAGGTCTTAATCATCAATATTATATTAAGCTTCAGGGACGTCTTGGTAAAGATAATCCAAACGCCTGGAAATATGGAGCTGGTGAAAATAGCATATATGGTGGAAACCATTGTGGTCATTGGCAATGTATTCGTTTAGAAGATGCTGCTCATGCAGATGCATACATCTATAAAAGAAATCCATATTAATATCCAATTATATCCAATTATATCCGATTAATAAAAATAAGGGCCGGCGAAAGTTTGCCCTTATTTTTTTGTATAAATAGTATAAACTAAACTACTATAGGAAAAGTTTATGCTTACATTTAAGAGTTATATAACTGAAGCAAAAGGAGTAAGCGCTAAAGCGCAAGCTGCAGAAAATAAGGCTTTTGCTGATCTTGGAAATAAATTAGTTGGATCGAAAGCTATAGTTTCTCCAGCTGGCTTTGATGCTGGTTTTCCAGACTTTGCTTATAGAGTTAAATTAAAAAATGGAAAGACTATTGATTTACACTATGAATATAAAGCTGATTATAAAGCGCAAATGGGATCAATGAGAGACTGGCATTTTAACGGCAGAAAGTTTTCAACGCCAGATTTAAAGAGTGAATCTAAGAAAGAGCTAATTGATATAATGAATAATACCCCTGAAGCTATTACTAATGGTAAAAGATTATTGAAAGATCTTAAAACTTACTTTAGTAAAGACGTTAAAAAATTATATTCTGGTTCAATGACTATTATAAAAGATAAAGAAAATCGTAAAACAAAAGCTCAAGAATTTGCTAATCAAACAAATAATTATCAAATTGCTCAAATTACAGGTGATGTACTTGGCCAAAAAATTATTGATCATTACAAAACTAAATTTGTAAAAAATCTTAAAGCCGGATCGGCAGCAAGTGTATTATTTATGATGTTAAAAGATAAAATATGGCTAGTAGATACTAATGGCATTTTATCAAAAAGTGATCTGAGTGAAATTGCTGCACAGCATGGATTAACAAAATTAGATTCTTTAAAAAATTTATCAGCAAAGCTTGAAGTTCGTATTCAGCCTCGAGGACTAAATAGTCCGAAAAAACACGCATCAATAGACGCTATGGCTAGTTTTAGATTGGCTAAAGCTCCGGCTGGCGGCGGTAAAGTAATATAGGAAAATACAATGCTTAATTTTAAATCACATATGAATGAACCTCTTAATGAAAGTGCTTTGACCGCTCTTCGTGTTGCAACAAAAGCTCATAAAGGTCAGTTTAGAAAAAGTGGTGGAGAATATATTGCTCATCCAAAAGAAGTTGCTCGATTTGTAAAACAATTTAAAAGGTCTAATAACTTATCAGCTTTGATTCAAGCTGCTTATCTTCATGATACACTTGAAGATACAGATACTACATATCAGGATTTAGTTAAACAGTTTGGTGCTCTTGTTGCTGATATGGTTCAAGAATTAACTACTGATAAAGCAGCATCTGATGCAATTGGTAAAGGTGAATATATTGCAAACAAAATGGCTAAGATGTCGAGTTGGGCATTGGTTGTAAAGTTAGCAGATAGACTAGCAAACGTTCAAGACATTGATACTCGACCAGCAGACTTTCAAAAGAAATATGCAGCTCAAACTGTATTGGCTATTAAAAGATTACGAAAAGATCGCTATTTAAGCCAAACACATAACAAGATTATTTCGGCTATTGAAAAGAAAATTAAGGAATACATTCCGAAAAATGTTTAGGAAACTATTATGCTTAGATTTGGAAATTATTTAACAGAACAAAAGAACACTCACATGACTCATATTGAGGATCGTGTTCTTTATGGTGGTGTGAATGGAACTCGACAGGCAATATTCGCTTTAAGAGATTTAAGGGATATGCTAGGCGGTAAAAAAGAAGGTAGAGTAAGCGTTAAGTGGGATGGAGCTCCTGCCGTTTTTGCTGGCATTGATCCAAATGATGGAAAGTTTTTTGTAGCTAAAAAAGGCATTTTTAATAAAAATCCTATGGTTTATAAAACCGATGCTGATATTGATGCTGATACTAAAGGCGATCTAAATACTAAATTAAAAGAAGCTTTAAAGTATCTGCCTGCCCTTGGAATTAAAGGTGTGATCCAAGGAGACTTTTTATATTCAAAATCAGAACTTACTACTCAATCAATTGGTGGACAGAAGTACGTAGTATTTCATCCAAACACTATTGCATATGCTATACCAGCTGGAACTGTTGCAGCAACTGCAGTAAAAAGAGCTAAGATGGGTATCGTATGGCATACCACGTATACCGGTGATTCATTTGAGACGATGAGAGCTTCTTATGGTGTTGATGTTTCAAAACTAAGAAAAAGTGCTGATGTGTGGTCTCAAGATGCAATGCTTAGAGATTTAACAAGAGTTACTATGTCAGCTAAAGAAACAGAAGATGTAAATAAAAAACTATCTGAAATAGGCTTTTTGTTTAATCAAATTGGTGCATCTACATTAAAAACTCTTGAAAATAATAGAGATTTAGCTCAAACAATTGAGACATTTAATAATACATTTGTTCGCAAAGGTGAACAAATTAAAGATACAACAAAGCATGTAAATGCATTAATTAAATGGGTCACTGCCCGCTATCAAAAAGAAATTGATAAGCGTAAAACTGAAAAAGGCAAAAATGCCCAAATGATAAAACGTGATGAATTTTTAAAATTCTTTTCACCAAAGAATAAACAAAATCTTAAAAAGATATTCGATTTGCAAAAGTTAATAATTGTTGTAAAATTAAAACTTATAAATATACTTAATAAGCTCAAGAGCATTGATACTTTCGTTAAGACACCTAATGGATTTAAGGTCACTGGCGAAGAAGGATATGTTGCTATAGACAAATTAGGTGGTGATGCGGTAAAGATTGTTGACAGATTAGAATTTTCATACAACAACTTTTCGCCAGATATTTTAAAAGGATGGGATAAACCAGGAAGATGAAAATGGATAAAAGATACACAAAACTATTGCGCGCACTTAATGAAAATAAAGATGGGCATCACGTTCACATTTCAGTTGGTCTTAACCATGACATTATGGCTGTGCATAATAGCAAAGAAGCTGGCATGAAATATATGGTCATGGGCGATGGACCAGATGGACATTTTTTAGTAAAAACAACTAGAAAGGCCCTAGGCAAAAAGCGTGTAGGGCAGTTTGTTGGGCGTAGGATTAGCCGGCATTTAGACAAACAACCTTTTCCACACGATGATGGACCACATTATTCTGTACATAAAGAATCTGTTGAAAGAGCTAAAAACGTGGCAAGAGGAATGGGTGTTAATCCCGATGATGTAATCAGAGGAATGGGAAAAGGCCCTCATGCTGAAAAAGATAAAGCAAGAGCAGCAAAAGAACCGAAAGAAACATTAAAATCTAGAGCTGGAAATGTGCTAAGAGGAATGGGTGTTAATCCCGATAATGTGGCAAGAGGAATGGGTTTTAAAGAATCTGTTTTGCCTAGTTCGATTGGCACAAATTGGGCTCCAAAAGAAGATCGTGACCGGTCTGATAGAACCAGAGCCCATCAACTTGCTAGGCTGCATCATGAAAGACAGATGACTAGAGATCCAGAAAATAAAAAATACCATCTACAACAAGCATCTTTGCATTCTGCTGCCGAAGATGCTGGCGCTGAAATCAGTCGTATTGCTCCTGGAGAGCTGCGAGATGCAGCAATTAAAGATTTTGAAGAAAAAAGTAAAAAAGCTCACGCTGGGTCAGTTCAGCACTTGGGTGCGTCTGTTGAAGTTAATGAAAAAGCACCAAAGATAGACCCAAAGAAATATGAAAAGCATATGAGTAGAAATAAGAAACCAAAGGAAATGAGTTCTACTAAAAAGGCATTGTCTGATATTAGTAAGAGGGCAGATAAAATGTCAAGAGAATCTGTTGAAGTTAGTGAAGCACACACTATGGTTTGCAAAGACTGTGGTGATGAACTAAACAAACCAACAACTGATTGTGCAAATGATTGCAGTGATCCAAATGGTAGTCATTGGGTTAAAGAATATGTGAACGAAACTTCAGATGCAGCAGCTGCATCATGGGCTGATAGTAGAAAAAAATTAAATAAAGGTTTAAAACAGGCCGTAAAAACTAGAGATCTTGCTTTGCAAATAGACACTAAAATTGCTCAAAGCCGAAAAGTAAGAAATGAAGAAATGTCTCCCGAAGTAAAAGCAAGAGTCGCTTCATTACGTAATACTCCAAGTCAAATAGCGGCGCGTAAAGCTGCGGCTAAAAATAAGATGGTGAGACCTGGAACTGAGGCTGATTTACCTAAAGATCATGATTGGAATGACAGAGATGCATATCCTAAAGAATCAACTGAAGTTGACGAATTAGCTCAAATGGTTCCTAATAAATCTCAACTTAATAAAAATCAACAACAAAAAAGAGATAAGTTAGATGCCGAACTTCAAGCAATGAGAGCTCGTATGGCTGAAGAAACACAAAATGAAGATTACGAATTAACTGAAGAAGATTTGCCAGAAGCATGGACTCCTAGCATGAGAAGAGCAGCAGCAAGACGTATGAAAATCCTTGCTCCACGAATTAAACTTGGCATTAAAAGATCTAAAAATAGAACTGCTACAAAAGAAAAATTAATGAATAGAGCAATTAGAAAAGTCAAATCTGATCTAATTAAAAAATTTACAAAGGGCTCTAGCAAAACTGATT